AAAATTTCTCCGGGGGATATTTTTAGGGTGCCCTTTAGGGTGCTTATTGTTGTTTTCTTGGTCTTCTTCCAAAACGGTGTTGGTGATCACTGTTCTTCTCCTTTTCAGACAATAAGCATCCTAAAGGGTACCACTAAAAGGTAGTCAAAACATTACATAATCTAATAGAAAGGAGGTACATTCAATGACCACCGATAATAAAACTATAACACAACCTAAAAAGAAGTTACCTCCTGCACGAACACCAGAGGCACAAGAGAACAGAATGATTTCACTTTCCATGGATCTAGCAGAACAACAGCTTCGAGATGGTAGTGCGAGTTCACAAATAATTACACATTTTTTAAAACTGGCCTCGACAAAAGAACAAATTGAAAAAGAAATTCTGGAACAACAGAAAGAATTAATTTCTGCAAAAACAGAAGCAATTAAAGCCCATGGTAGAGTTGAAGAACTTTATGCAAAAGCTCTTACAGCAATGCGCAGATATTCTGGTCAGACTAATCCAAGTGATGATAGTTGGGATGATGATGAAAATTAGAACCTACACTGAACTTATAAAATTAAAAACTTTTGAAGAACGATTTGAATATTTGAAATTAAGTGGAAGTGTAGGAATTGGAACTTTTGGATTTGATAGATATATTAATCAAGATTTTTATCGATCTGTTGAATGGCGCCATGTTCGTCAAGATGTTATCGCTCGCGACGAAGCTTGTGATCTTGCTATTCTAGATCGACCAATATTTTCAAAAATTTTGATTCATCATATGAATCCAATAACAATTGAAGATCTTGAAAACAGTAATGATATTGCAATTGATCCGGAATTTTTGATTGTCGTTTCGCATCGAACACACAACGCAATTCACTTTGGAAACAAAACTAATTTATTAACCATCTCGCCAGAACGAAGAGAAGGAGATACAGATTTATGGGAACGAAGATATTAGATTCAATTAAAAAGTTACTTGGCATTGAAGCTGTTGATACAGCTTTTGATGAAGAATTGATTATGCATATTAATTCAGTTTTTCTAACACTTAATCAATTGGGTGTTGGACCAAGTGACACATTTTCGATGACAGACTCGGATACCGAGTGGAGCGAGTTTCTTGATTTGGCAACAGATCTTGAAGCGGTTAAACCCTATGTCTATATTCGTACTAGACTATTGTTTGATCCTCCACAAAATTCTTTCTTGATTGGTGCTTTTGAAAAGCAGATTCAAGAATTAGAATGGCGACTACAACTTCAAAAAGAACCATATACATTAACAGCTGAAGCCGCGGCAGAAGCTGCTGAAGATGAGGAGATTATTTAATGGATAGTACTATCAAATCAATACTTGATATTATTGTTGGGTCTGGTCTTGCAACCGGGATTGATGTTTCGCGCTATAATGGTGCAGCTGATTTTGATCAAGCAGAATTTACAAAAACACTTGAGATAATCGATTATTGTATGGTTCGTGCATCATCGGGAGTTTCAGATGGAACAATTTATATTGATCCAGCTTTAGATACCTTTTATGCTGAGCTTGAAGAGCATCCACATATTGTTCGAGATTTTTATCATTATCTTTCTAGTCATTCAAGTTGGACGGCTCAGTATGATAAATTTATGAAAGCTATCGATGGACTTGCTTTTGAATGGTTAACACTTGATGGAGAAAAAATATTTAATGAAAAGTCAAGTGCCTTTGCATTATCTGCATATCGCTTTATGCAACAACTCCAAAAAGATTTCCCAGATAAACGAATTAAATTTTATTCAAATCGATATGATTATTCCGATTGGTTTGATTATTATTATGACTTTGATCAATTTATGTACCATCATGCCCAATACCCTTGGTCGAAATGGGAAGTATCGAGTTATTATGTCCCACAACTTCTCCAACACCTAAAAGATATTTTTGGAGGAGTACGCACTCCAAGTCTTCCACCATCACGAAAAGATTATGAAATGTGGCAGATAGGGGCAAACACCGGAATCGGAAAAGAGTTGGGATTTGTAGCGGATTATTTGGATGTTAATGTTTCAAGACGACCATTAGATGAATTTAGAACTTTTTCTCATTTAGAGCGTCGTTGGGTTTCTGATGGAAGTGTCATTTCAATACCATCAGTCCCAATGACAAACGAAGAATTAACAGAAAAAGTCATCGCTCTTTGGAATAAAGTTTTTCCAAATGTTTAAACATAAATTATTTTAAAGGAGTTCAATAATGACAACTGCGGTTATGTCAGATTATTTAGAGGGAAAATTTATTGATTATATTTTACGTCAAGGATCTTTTCCTGCGCCAGCAAGTGTTTACCTTGCTTTATTTACAACCTCGCCAGCAGACGCTGGTGGTGGTGTCGAGGTCTCCGGTGGATCCTATGTTCGCAAACAATTAACGGGTGCCTTTGGAACCCCAGCAAATGGATCGGTAGCAAATTCGGCTATAATTTCGTTTATTACTGCAACTGCCAATTGGGGTGATGTTGCGGCTGTTGGAATTTTTGATGCTGTGAGTGGTGGAAATTTACTATTCTATGGGTCGTTTGGTGCACCCCTTACAGTTAATACTCTTGATACCCTTTCAATTGGTGCTGGAAATCTTGTGATAACATTAGGAACAAACGTTTCATATTTCCTGGCTAATGAAATGCTGGACCACATTCTTAATGGCGCATCATTTACTCAACCAACCAATGCATATTTAGCCTTATATACAACAATGCCCGATGCGGGAGATTCTGGTGGTGTTGAGGTTTCTGGTGGATCATACGCTAGACAACAATGTTTTGGTTCAGCAGAGTGGGCTGCGCCGGGTGCTACTGATGGACATACACAAAATGTAAATACGGAAACATATCCAACAGCAACAGCAGATTGGGGAACGGTTATTGGCATGGCTATTCGTAGCGCAGTAACTGCCGGATCTTTATACTTCTTTAAAACTCTCACGATTAATCGGACGGTTTATACAAATGATATTTTCCGATTTAGTGCCGGTGAAGTAGATCTAACTTTAAGTTAATGACGGGGAGCTTCGGCTCCCTTTATTCTCTTTTATAGGAGTTAGATATGGATAAGAAATTTCCAAGATTTTATTATGCTGATGGATCGCATAGTGACGAGCAACCAAAAGAAACAACCGGAATTCAAGCGATAGTTCAACATACTCCATTTGGCGGGACGTTTTTAGCTTCGGGCGATGATTATTATATTTTTGATAATGGTCAATGGATTGGTGTTGATCTTTATGGAGCATTAGATTGGATGATGCATAAAGGATATTTGCTTTCTGGAAGAACCATTAATGATGAATCATATAGTAAGATTATAAATGATGCTCTTGACTATAGAGATTTAATGAGTTAAGGAGGTAATTCATGGCAACCGCATCAGTTGTTCAAAAAGCATATAGATTTAGAAATGATAATGGTAATGAGACTGGAGCAACGTGGATTGCGGCTGCTGATACACCAATTTCAAAGAATGTTGATGAAACATTTCGTTTAAGATTTGTGGTTGGAGAAGTTAATAACAAGAATGATTCGAACGGGAGGGTTTTATATGCCTCCTATAGTGGTGGAAGTTATTTTCCAGTTACTACATCTTCAAATTATGTAAAACTTGTAAATTCGTCATTTGTCGCTGATGATGCCGCCACAACACAACAACTTGGAACATTGACATTTGTTACTGGCCAGTTTGATTCTAATGGATCTGTTGGACTCATATCGCTTTGGAATACTGAGACTGAGTATGAATATTGTATTCAAATCGATGGTAATACCGTGTTTAATGGAAATACAATTTCATTTAGGGTATATACTTCTGGCGGGGAACCTTTAAATGTTTATACTGTAACTCCCTCATTAACAGTTATTAAAATAACAACCATAACACATGAAGGTGCCGCTGCTATCGCCGCTTCATCAGAATTAACAGTTAGTGGATCAGTCGCTCATCCAACTCATGAAGGTGCTAGCGATATTTCCGTTTCATCTGATTTAACAGTTAGCGGATCGGTTGGTAGTACAACCACACATGAAGGTACAAGTGATATTTCCGTTTCATCTGAGTTAACGGTTAGCGGATCGGTCACTCATCCAACACATGAAGGTACAAGTGATATTTCAGTCACATCTGAGTTAATAGTTAGCGGATCGGTCACTCATCCAACGCATGAAGGTACAAGTGATATTTCAGTCACATCTGATTTAACAGTTAGCGGATCGGTCACTCATCCAACACATGAGGGTGTTAGTGATATTTCAGTTTCCTCTGAGTTAACGGTTGGCGGATCAGTTGAATCATTGAGTTTCAAAGATGGTTCCACAGATATGTTAGTCTCATCCGAATTAACCATTAGCGGATCAGTCGCCCATCCAACTCATGAAGGTTCAAGTAATATTTTACTCTCATCCGAGTTAACCATTAGCGGATTAGTCGCTCATCCAACACATGAAGGTGCGAGTGATATTTTACTCTTATCCGAGTTAACCATTAGTGGATTAGTCGCTCATCCAACTCATGAAGGTGCCGCTGCTATTGCCGCTTCATCAGACTTAACAGTTAGCGGATCAGTCGCTCATCCAACACATGAGGGTGTTAGTGATATTTCAGTTTCCTCTGAGTTAACAGTTAGTGGTTATGTTGAAGCTCCTGGATATAAGGATGCTTCCACTGATATTTCAGTTTCATCCGAGTTAACCATTAGCGGATTAGTCGCTCATCCAACACATGAGGGTGTGAGTAATATTTCAGTTTCCTCTGAGTTAACAGTTAGTGGCTTAGTAACACATCCAACACATGAGGGTACAGCAGCCGTTACAATTTCATCTGAATTAACAGTTAATGGATCGGTTGAATCATTAAGTTTCAAAGATGGTGCTTCTGATATTCTGATTTTATCCGAATTAACAGTTAATGGATCAGTCACTCATCCAACATATGAGGGATCTAGTATAATATTTGTAACTTCAGAAGTTCTTGTTAATGGTTATGTTATACATCCAACACATGATGGATCGGCTAATATTAGTATAGATTCAGACTTGTTTGTAAATGGATTTATAACTACGCAAGGAATTTATGAAGGTTATGCAGATATTTTAATCGATTCTACTTTTGATGTTGCTGGATTTATAACGCCTTTTGACATTGCTCCAGTTGTTAGAACCATTAAGATTATGGCGGAAGATAGATTAATACCAATTATATTTGAAGATAGATCAACAAAAATTATGTTTGAAGATCGAAGTCTTCGAATAATTAATGAATAAGAGGTGTAAATGGATATACCAATTTTTACAAAACTTCCTGGTAGTACTCAACTTGATTTTACATTTGATTGGAACTATACAGATGATCTGGATGAAGATCCCTGGCTAGAAGAGAATGAAACGATTGTTAATTATGATGTGGTTTCATCAAATCCAGCCGAATTAAGTGTAATTTTAGTTATGCAAAGTCTAGGACAGGTTACTGCCTGGGTTACTGGTGGTATTCTAGGAAATTCTTATATATTGACATGCCAGGTAGAAACATCGAATGATCCTCCTCGCATTGAGAAAAGAATGATGACAATTAAAATCGTTGATAAAAAGTAATAGTATTAAAGGAGAGTTATATGTTTAGTGAAGCTTTAGGTATTTTAGCAGGACTTGGCAGTCTTGGTGGGTTAATTTCCGTGATTGTCAATCTTCTTAAACGCTTTAATGTTGTTAAAGATGGAACAAGCGATAAATGGGTTAAGGGTTTAAATCTTCTTGCCTTTATTGGAGTTTCAGCAACGTTGTTATTTAATGTTCATGTTGATTGGAATGCTGTAAATTTACTTCTTGGTTTTATTGTAACAGCTTTAGGTTATCTACTACAACTGCTTAGTAGTAAATTAGCCTATAAACTTACCAAGGGAATTCCGGTTATTGGATATTCATTTAGTGATCAAAAATCTGAATAGTCTCTTTGATAAGGAGATTCTTCTTAATGGATAGGTTAATTTTAAAGGAGAATAGAAAAGATATTCGGATTAGAATCTGGACCCCAAGTGATCAAATAGTATGCCTTTTGGCCTATGATAAGAATACAATTTCAAATTTCTCTATTTTATCGTGGGGTCCAGTTATTAATAGGAATCTCGAATATTTCACAACATCATAAACCAACTACATAAAGGAGATTTCTTTGGTGAATTCAATCATTAACGATATTTTAAATGGACCCGGAAACGCTCAACATAAATTAGAAAGAATTTATGGAAAGCATCTTTCTTATCATAATGCCGCTTTATATTTAGCTGGTATCAAACTGCACATTAATAAATTTAATAAAATTGTACAACGAGAACCAGAGATGCAATATGATACTGAGGAACATCAAGAAAAAACAACCGAAGGGGTTACATTTAAGGTAAACAAAGATAAAAGCACGACGATTCAACAGGATATTTATTTAACCGATGAAGAAGCATCTAGTCCACATGCTGTTATGGCAAAGATGGGACTAGATCCAATCCTATGGGAAGTTTTAAGTTATACAGTTGAAAAGGGTTCGTGGGATACAACCATGAAACTTGATAATTCAGAAATAATTGATGGTATACTTGTCAAATCCTCACAACCCCACACTGTACAGAATCGGAAATGTTCAGTCTCTTTACGAGTTAAACCAACTGGTGGAAATCTTACATTTCCTCAGGTCATTGAAGCTTTTAAAGAGCTTGAACCAGCTAGTCTTGATACAATAAAATACAAAGCCCCAACATCAGATAGTTTATTATTTGAATTACCAATGATGGATGCCCACTTTGGTAAATTAGCATGGTGGGAAGAAAGCGGGGCCGATTATGATCTTAAAGTTGCGGAATACTTATGGGTTAGTACAATAGAAGATCTAATTGAAAAAGCTTTAAAATTCGGTAAGTTTGAACAAATCATATTTCCGATCGGACAAGATTTGTTCCACTATGATACACCAAAAGCAACAACAACAAATGGAACACAATTAACAACTGATACCCGTTGGCAAAAAATGTTTCGAAAAGGTGTTGATATGTTGGTTTGGAGTATTGAAAAACTACGTAAAATTGCACCGGTTGAGATATTATGGACTCCTGGAAATCATGATCGTATGTTAAGTTATGCAGCTGTTGTTGGACTTGCACAACGATATTCAAAGACGGATAGTGTTATAGTTGATTTAACCGCAACTTCACGAAAGTATAGACTCTTTGGTAAAAATCTAATCGGATATTCACATGGAGAACAAGAGGGTAAACGTCTTCAAGGATTAATGCAAATTGAAGCCCCCGAGTTATGGGGAAAGTCTATATTTCGCGAATTTCATTTGGGACATTTACATACAGAAATGTTAACAACAGTAAATGGTATTGGTTTTCGACGAATTGGTGCTATAACTGCAAATGATGCCTGGCATACAGATAACGGATTTGTTGGAAGCACAAGATTAGCCCAAGCGTTTATTTGGCATAAAGATTTTGGACTTCAAGCAGTTTTAAATAGTAATGTAATCAAACGAATTAATGATATTTAAAGAAAGGAGGCTTATATGATAATTCAAGCAGATCAACGCATACTTACCCATTATGGAATTCGTGGAATGAAATGGGGTATTCGTAATGATAAATCTGGAGACGCTCGACGAAGTCAGGCAAATAAGGTTAAATCAACGTTACGAAAAGAAGGCTTTGGCATTGTGTCAAATAAATCAGATTTTCAGCAAGCTGATTGGGCATCTAAAAGTGTTCCTGAAAAATTAGCGCGTCAAATTACTACACAAGTAGCTCTAAATATGTTGGGTTCTTTAATGGGTAAAGGTAAATATCCAGATTTTAAAGATCCAAAATGGGGTCTCCAAATTGCTGCTGAAACCGCTCTTAATTATGGGGTTAATGAGATTACTTCAAAGAATGCAATGAAGCGTTATACTGATGAAGGTAAGCGAGACAAATCAAAAAAACAATATCGAGATTTAACTCCTGAGCATGCAATTCGTTTTGGAATTAGTGCCGGTATCCTTGCTGGTCAGGTTGGAGCTAGAGCTGGTACAAAGAAATTATCAGAAGTTGTTAAAACCAGACGAGAAACTGAAGCGCGTATGGATAGTTGGGGATCCAGGATATTTGATACAAAAACGTCGGATATGCATACAATTTATGACGATGGTTATATGTCTATCCTCGAAAAGATTAAGCCGTAAATAGTATGACACTATCAAACACGGCAACTCCAATTTATTATAAAGCGTTTCGAGAATCCGTGTTACGAGGTCAGATACCCGTTTGTAAAGAAATTGCATTGGAAATGAATCGCATTGATGAGTTAGTGAGGAATCCATCAATTTACTATGATTCAGATGCTGTTGAAGGTTTTGTTGCTTTCTGTGAAGAGGAATTAACTTTGACAGATGGTGCGGATCTTCATTTGCTCGATACTTTTAAGTTATGGGCTGAACAAATATTTGGCTGGTATTACTTTATTGAACGAAGTGTATACGAACCGAATGCTGATGGTAGTGGCGGACGTTATGTAACGCGAATGATTAAAAAGAGACTTATAAATAAGCAATACTTAATCATTGCCCGTGGTGCTGCAAAATCGATGTATGCAAGTGCCATTCAAAACTTCTTTTTGAGTGTTGATACCTCAACAACCCATCAGATTACAACCGCCCCAACGATGAAGCAAAGCGAAGAAGTATTGTCACCAATTCGAACTGCTATTACTAGAGCTCGCGGTCCACTGTTTAAGTTTTTGACGGAAGGTTCAATACATAATACCACTGGTAACAAAGCCAATAGAGTAAAATTATCATCTACAAAACGTGGTATTGAAAACTTTCTAACGGGTTCTTTATTAGAAATTCGTCCAATGTCTATAGATAAGTTGCAGGGTCTTCGCCCAAAGATAACGACCATAGATGAATGGTTATCTGGAGACATTAGAGAAGATGTTGTTGGAGCCATTGAACAAGGAGCAAGCAAATTAGATGATTATTTAATTGTTGCTGTTAGTTCTGAAGGAACTGTTAGAAATAGCAGCGGTGACACAATCAAAATGGAACTTTTGGACATTTTAAAAGGCGAGTACATTAATCCACACGTTTCCATTTGGTATTATAGACTAGATGATATCAAAGAAGTTGAAGACCCACGGATGTGGTTAAAGGCCAATCCAAATCTTGGCCGAACTGTAACATATGAGGCATATCAACTAGATGTAGAAAGAGCTGAAAAAGCTCCTGCAACGCGGAATGATATTCTCGCAAAGCGCTTTGGTATTCCAATGGAAGGTTATACATACTTTTTTACTTATGAAGAAACCTTACCACATCGTCGTCGAAATTTTTGGCAACTTCCCTGTGCCCTTGGTGGAGATCTTTCACAAGGTGATGATTTCTGTGCTTTTACATTTTTATTTCCTCTCTCTAGAGGAGAGTATGGTATAAAAACCAGATGTTATATCTCAAGTTTAACCTTAATGAAGTTACCAGGAGCAATGAGAGCCAAGTATGATGAATTTATTGAAGAGGCATCACTAATGGTTTTAGACGGAGCTGTTTTGGATATGATGGATGTTTATGAAGATCTTGATAAGTTTATTATCGATCAACAGTATGATATAAGAGCATTTGGGTTTGATCCATATAATGCTCGAGAATTTGTTGAACGATGGGAACGAGAAAATGGACCTTTCGGTATTGAAAAGGTAATTCAAGGTGCAAAGACAGAATCGGTTCCTCTTGGTGAACTTAAAAAGCTTAGTGAAGAAAGGATGTTAATATTCGATCAAGAACTATTTTCATTTACTATGGGCAATTGTGTTACAATGGAAGATACTAATGGCAATAGAAAGCTGTTAAAGAAAAGGCATGCGGAAAAGATTGATTCTGTTGCCGCCCTTCTAGATGCTTATGTTGCATATAAATTAAACAAAGAAGCATTTGAATAGGAGGTATAATGGAAAATACATCCAATCGTATTTTTAAATTACAGAATAGTGGAGAGT